TAACACCACCAATAACTTGTCCCATCTCAGTACCTCTTCTACCGTTATTGTATCCAGTTACTATTGGAGTACATCTTGTACCTTTAACTAATCTAGCTTCAGCAACTTCCAAAGGCTGAACACTAATAACAGGAACAGTTACTGATCTTGCAAATGTCTTAATACTAAATGCAAGAAGAAATACAAACAAAAACATCAAAAACACAGTTCTATAATTCATTACAATTCTCCTCGTTTTTCTTTAATTATACGCCTTTGAAGTTAATTTTGCTATGTAACTTGTAGCTTCTTCCTCGCTATAAAACATTTTCATAAAACTGAAACTTCGTGATAAATGTATACCAATTAAAATAATTTGGCCGTCACAGGTGCTGGCTTCGAAAAGCCAGTCACCTCTAACAGTTTTAACGCTACCTAACTTCACTCTTCAGTTAAAAGTTCCTTCTTAGCAAAATGATCTTTGGCTTTAGCAGCCTTATCTTTTACTTCAATCTTTTTTGCTTTTTTGTGTTCAGGAACTATTTTTTCTAAAAATACTTTTAACATACCATTGAGCATTTCTGCATCTTTAATCTCAATAGTATCGTCAAGAGCAAATGTTCTTGTGAATGCTCTGTTAGCTATACCTTTGAAAATGAAGTTATCATTATCATCAGCTGCTTTACCAGAAACAGTTAATTTACCTTCTTCGAAAACAACATCTATGTCTTGCTTTGCAAAACCAGCCAAAGCCAGTTCAATGACATAATGATTATCTTCTACTTGTTTGATATTATATGGAGGATAATTTGGAATGTTCTTTGTTACGTCATCATGAAGTTTTGTTAGTTTATTGTAAGTGTCATCCCAACCAATAAACAGTTTATCAAAATCTTTGAAAAATGGGTTTGCTAAATCTACCATGTGATTCTCCTATTAAGCGAGTTAAAAAATGCTGCCATAAGGCCAGCGAAAATATTTATCGTTTCTTACCGATATTATATTTTGATTGCAAAGACCAATCACCTTTATCTTTAAATGATAATATTTTTATCTGAGATAGTGGTGCTCTGTTCTCATGCAACTCAGGACTTATTATCTTAACTAAATCCCAATCAGACAACAAGTGAGCTATAGTATTTCTTCTCTCAATATCATTATCTGTCAAATCTGCTTGTTTACCATCTAATGCAAACAACTCTTTAAAATGTACTATAAAATATCTACCTTGTTTATGTAGTATATGACAACTCTGATATAAAACTTTGTCCTTACTTGAAGCGACACCAATTCTTGAAAGTGTTTCTCTTACTTTCAAAAAATCATCAGGTTGTACCAATGTAACTTCTAAAGGTGTATAACCTTCTATGTTTATATTAAAAAACTCATGCGCCATTAGTTCCGCCTTTGAATAACCTTTTCTTTAAAATTTGGATTTGTTCTGCAGATAGGATTGAAACTACTTGACGTGCTTTTTCTGTATTGTAACCATAATATTCTTTCACTATATCTATCGCCTCAATCTTTTCTTTCTTAATCCATTTACTAAATCTTTTCTTCTTTCTAACGATATTTATAAGAAACTTATACTGCAGTAACTTTTGCAAATGTGGACGTGAATTCATCTCATTTGCATATACAACAGTATCTGGTGTAAACGAAAGTGCTTTATTTATTATGAAAGGAGTATATTGTTTCTCAGCGATATCATCAACCATGATATCTTCTTTACTGTAGTTGATTGTATTTACAAAATCAAAAGGTGATATGGTTTCATTTTTCATTTATTGATACGCCTGCCATTATTTCAGTTAAACATGCAACAAGATTTATCTCTTGATCGCTTACAAAAGCTGCTTTATATTGATAGTCAGCAATCGTCAAGACAAGTTGTGGTACCTGATTAGTTAATGGCATTATTGTATCAAAAATGAATCGAAACAAAGTTTGTGGATCATTGTCTAAATTATTTACTACCCACATTCTCATTCTCTTCCAATCTTTTTCTTTCAAACATATAACAAGCTCATCTGCATTTACTTCTGCAACATTTGTTAATATTCCCTCATCTATATTTCCTGTTTGTGAATATCTTTGAAACTCGTTAAGTGTTCTTCTATAATCTGGAAAATATTTTTCAACAACCTTTGCCACTACCTTTTCGTTTGAAGGTATGTTCTCTTCTTTTAGTATGTGTAAAACTCTTTTAAAAAAACCTGCTGCAATGTAAGGTTTTTCTTTTGATGGAATCTTAAACTCAACCACACTACATCTACTATGTAATGGTTCAATAATTCTATTTTTAAAATTACATGTAAATATAAATCTACAGTTATTTGAAAACTCTTCTATGAATCCTCTCAAAGCTGGTTGTGTAGAACTTGGATTAAGATAATCAGCTTCATCTAATATAACAACTTTTGTATTTCCTGTAAACGATACAGTAGATGCAAACTGTTTAATCTTAGTTCGTAATACATCTATACCTGATTCTTCTGAACCATTTATTAATATGTAATCTGATTTAAGTTGTTCACACAAGGCTCTTGCAACTGTTGTTTTACCTGTACCAGAGGTACCAGCAAATAACATGTTTTGCATCTCACCTTTTTTGACGATAGTTTTAAAGTATGACTTTAGCTCTTTCGATAGGATACAACTATCGATATCTTTTGGTCTATACTTTTCTACCCATAAAAATTCTTCGTTCATAGTACAGAACCTGGTTCTGCTGCTATCCAATATTGCAGCTCTTTTGATTCATGTTTAAAATGAAGAAACTTAGCTTTACCGTTCTTTGTTTTTGCAACTGAAACTTCATATGCATCTGGAATAACTTTTAAGTTTTCAACTGCAACAAAAACATCAAAGTCATCAAATGCTGAACCTATATCTTTCTGAAAGCTATTTGAAGATTCATTCTTTCTATCACCAACTTTTATAGATACAGTTTGTTGTTTATTTGTAACTGAAACAGTTGGTGCATTTGTGATTGCAGCAGCCTTCAGTAACATTTGTATATCTTCTGCTGTTAGTTTAAATTTATATACAGCATCATGATCTATTGCTCCATCTGGAGCAGATGTAACTACATCTGGATTAGAATAAAAATATTCAAACGTACCACTTGCACTTGTAATCTGTAATTTATTATCTTCAAACTTTACTTCTTGATCGTCTACAAGAGATAGCATTGCAAGTAACGAATTAAGATCGTATATTGCAAACTGGTTTGGTATTTCTTCTTGGATCTTTGCTCTTGAAAATATATTCTTAGCACTTGATATTGTTGCAATCGTATCACCAGGTTTAAAAACTATATTGGTGTTTATCGACGCAAAGTTCTTTAACACTTGAAGTGTCTCACCACTAATTTTCATAATAACTCCATAACAAAATTAAATTGTACTACATCAAATTATTTTTTCCAAGGTAACTTACCGTTATACTTTTGTAAGTGTTGTTTATTACCATTCAAAAAAAATTCAGCTCTTACAGAATCATCTCTGTTACCAACTCTATAATTCAAAGTATATTCATATGTGGTATCAAAAGAATACTTATTCTGTAAGAGTATTGCCATTATTAATCTATCAACTTCAGGTTGTTCTTGAGGATGTCTTGCTCGCCTATGCCAAGCTGGCGACAATTGTATAGCTAATGCTTTTGGTAAAAAGTAACAACCTGTATCTAAAAAGAATTCTTTATCACTTAAACAAGTTGGCCACTTACCAAGACTTTCACAATCATCATTGCAAATATATTCATCATCTTGACCAACTATCTTTCTAAATGAAAAAGCCCAATCATTTTTATCTGCCACTTTTACTAAACTTTCTATATGACCAGAATCTATCCAATTATCTTCATCTAAGAACATCACATAATCAGCATTAGTAAGATAAGGAGAAGCACCATATATTCTATGACCATTATACTGACTATGTCCTGTATTTTCAGGAAGAAATAAAACTTCTCTTTTTTTATTTTCAACTTGATCAAGTATTTGGTGTGCTCTCTCCATATACTGTGGACCATCAACTACAATAAAATGAATCATGTTTTCATAAGTCTGATCCATAACAGATTGAAGATTAGTTTTTAAATGTTTAGTACCAATAGTTGGTGTAATAACTGCTACTTTAGGTGACTTCATACATTTCTTTCATTTTATTAATTGTTTTCTCAAGTCCAGATCTTAAATCATACTTTGGTTCAAATCCAGTCAGTTCTCTAAGTTTAGTTATGTCAGCAACAAACTGTAAATGTCCAGTATGCTTACCATTACCTCTTTCAATCTCTATACCTGTTAACTCTTCAAGTGTCTTTACAATATCTTCAACAGAATGCATAACACCTGATGCAACATTTATTGGTCCTGTGTAATCAGTATCTAATAAACTTACTATTGCATCTGATGCATCTTCTGTAAAGATAAAATCTCTTTGTGGTTTATTAGTTTTAACTTTTGCTTTCTTTTCAAACAACAGACCTTCAACCAATTCATTTACTAAATCTGGTCTACCAAGTACAGTAGTTGGTCCGTATATGTTTGTTAATCTTACAACTATGTTTGGAACATCACTATGAAACTTTGCAACTTCTTCACCGAGATACTTACTAAAGATATAATCATTCTGATATGGTTTCAAAGGTGTATGTTCTTTAACTGGATTAGTCATTACTTCTTTATCGTATAAAAGTATTGAACTAAATGTGATAACTTTTTTAAGTTTTCTTGTTCTTAGATACGAAAAGACCTTTTTCATTGGAAGGACATTTTTTTCTATAGCTTCAACATTGAGAGGTTCTTGTTTATTAAGAACTGTATGATTAGAACTACCAATCATCATAATAACCTTATCAAATGTAAGGGTATTCAATACATCAGGTAAATGTTCTAACGAAGGACAAGGTACATGTTCCAATGGATTAGTTTTTGGAGGAACTGTTCTACCAACTGAAATAATGTTTGGATGTTTAGCAAGTATCTGTGGACCAAGAAAGCCACTTGATCCAAGTAATAAAGTTTGACTATGATTCATAATTTAAAATAATCTTTATAAGTCTGCACTACGTGTCTTTTATTTCTTTCAAATATTTGATTAATCTTTGAATTAACTTCAGTTTGAGGCTTCTCTCTTGTAGATCCCCAATCAACATCACTCTGATATTTCAAAGCCAGTATACCATTCTTATAACCTGCTTTATTCATTCTTATACTCATATCATGACAATCAAAACCACAAGGTGCTAAATCTTCATTATAAAAACCAACCTCTTTATACCTTTTCCAAAGTACACAAGTTGGACTTCTTATTACAGCTTCTGTTATAGCAAACTGTTTATGTTTAATTTGTTGAAAAGGAGGACCTATCTTATGAACAGACCAATGTCCAAATTCAGATTCAACAAACTCTGACTCATTTAATGTTACACCATCTGTAGATAATTTGCAACCGAGTCTCCAAGTTATGTAACCTGTATTGTCATGCTTCTCGTTCAACTTCTTAAAATATAAGTCAAAATTAGGTTCTTGTATTACAACATCATCTTGAACAGTAAATATTAAATCTTCATCATTTGGATTGAATTGATCTTGAATATAATATAAGCCAAGGTTTAAACATTTTATTTCATGTACATCAGGAGCATGTAATATAACTACATTATTATAGAGCTTATGTTTTTCTGTATAGTTGTTTAAAATATTCTCAGTGTTATCAGTGCAACCATCAACAATAAAAATAATTTTGTAATCTAACTGCTTGCTTATATTAGAAGCTATGCCATCATAAACTTGTTCAATAAGATGTTCTTTGTTATGCGTAGGTACTATTACAAATACTTTCATCAGTCAGTATTCCTCTATCAAATTTATATTTCAAATCAACTTCAGATGGATTAAAATTGACACATTCTTCTAAAGTTGGTGGATATAACGGCATATCATATTCATCATAACCATTACCACAAAACGAATATCTATTTACTAATTTATCTCTTGATTCTTTAAACCAACCAGGTTGATCAAATTGGTGAATCATACTATCATTTTTAACTATTGGCCAAACATAATCTCTTAAATAAACTTGATCATTAGTATAATAAAATGGTTTACTTTTTATAGCTAACATTTGTGTAAGTTGTTGATCTGGTAACTTTCCTTTATACCCAAATGCACACGCTATAATAGGATATTCTAAATGCGATTGATGATCTCTAAATGTATGAAAACTTTTATCACTCTTCAACCATTCATTAACAGCAACAGACTCTCTATATGTTATTCGACCATCTGAATCTCTTACTATAACTATATTATCTTCAGATTCAAACAAAGGTTCAAATCTCCAAAAGACTCCATTATCATCACTTCGTTCATGTAACTCTACATCATACCAAGGTAGTAATGTTTTAAAAGGTTCAACATTATCAGTATATATTCTTACTACGAAATCAGGATAAAACTTATATGCAAGTTTTACTTGTTCTTTAGCTCCAGCAATGTATCTTGGATTAT